GGGTTTGTTCGGGTTGGTGGTCAATAATTTTTTGTACGGATCGGCCGGTTTCTCCGTTGGGGAGTGTCCATTCGGAGATGCGTGTACGGCGCACGGTTCCGTTGGCTAGATCATCGCAGATGGTGTCGATGGCGTTGTCGTGGTTTGCTAGCTGTGTGAGTAGCCGGTCAATATTGTCTATCACTGGTTTTCCTCCTCCTTCTGGGTGTTGGCTTGTTTGCGGCGATAATCTTTAATAACGGTGGCTGAGATGGGGTATCCTGCCTGGGTGAGCTGTTTTGCTAGCCACGAGGCGGGGATAGACCTGTCGGCGAGCACGTCGGCTGCTTTAGCCCCGTAGCGTTGGATCAACGTTTCAGTTTTGGTTGCCATGATGTCCTATCGGTTGTGTGGTGGGCTGCCATCCTGTGCGGCAGTCGCCGTCGTGTCCTGGTTTGCGTGTGCACCACGTGATGGTTCCGTCTGTGTGGTTGAGTGTTTTGCCGCACATGACGTTTTGTAGATGCTCCGGCAGTGCGGCGTCACCCTGGTTGCTGGTTTGTGTGTCGAAGAGTGTTTTCTGGTTGGTGAAGTGTTCGGATACGGTGCCGTTGTGGACTGGGAGTATCCATGTTTTCCATTGTTGTTGTAGCCGTGTGTTCCAGTGGAATTGTTTGGCCGCGTTCATGGCTTGTTTAGCGGTTTTGTAGTAGCCGACTAGTATGCGCTGATGTTCACTGTCGGGTGGATTTTGGCCTCGCCAGTATTGCGCTGCGACGGCGTACCGGTTGCTGGCTGTGAAGGCGTCCCAGCAGTATTCGATAATGTGCTCCAGCACATTATCGGGCATGTCTCGTACCTGGTTTTCGTCGAGCCACTCGTCGACAATGATGTTGCGTATAGCTCGCTTGTCTTTGGTGGTGGGTTTGAACGAGATGCTCACGATAGTACCGGCTGGTCGTCTTGCATGAACTGGTTGAAGGTGTTGTTCCCGGCGTGTTGGGCTTGCGTGATTTGCTGGTCGGTCCAGTCGGGGTGTTGCTGTTTCAGATAGTGCCAGTGGCACGCATTGTAGGTTTCGTCTTGGAGCCGTGTGAGATTGTTTTCGGTGATGATTTGTTTCCACATTGTCCATGACACGTCGAGCCGGTTGAGGATTTCGAGGGCTGGGATGTTGAATTGGTCGAGGAAGAGGATTTCGTGGGTGTAGTAGTTTTTCTCGTATTGGTCCCATCCGCTTCGGTGCCTGTTGGGCTGGTTTTTGGGGTAGGCTTCCCGGCAGATTTTGTGTAACCGTTTGGTCATGTCGTCGGGTAGTTTAATGTCGGGGTTGGCGCGGATCATGGATCGCATCCCGTCGTAGGTGGTGCCCCAGGTGTGCATGATGTAGGTGGGGTCTTCACCATCAGCCCATTTTTCTGCACAGATGGCGAGGCGGATACGCCTCCTGGCTGTTTGGCTGGTGTTGCGCCGGTTGGGGATTGGGCACGTGTCGAGGGGATCCATGATGTTTTAGTGTACCTTTCTGGTTTCGTGTTGTTGACGTGTTTTACTGTAGCACAGTGTCTAGCGCTTGTGTCAACCCTGTTTTTCCGGCCTGCAGGTAGGTGTCTGTGACATCCCCCAGAGTGAGGGGCACATGGGTGGCTTGCGGTAATGCTTGGGTTAGGGTTTGGGCCATCTTGTCTCCCGCGGGGTCTGGGTCGGACCATATGTAGATGTGGTCGTAGCCTTCGAAGAATTTGGTCCAAAAGTTTTGCCACGAGGTTGCGCCGGGTAGTGCTACGGCCGACCATCCGCATTGTTCGAGGATCATGGAGTCGAATTCGCCTTCGCAAATGTGCATTTCGGCTGCCGGGTTGGCCATGGCGGCCATGTTGTAGATGGAGCCTGTGTCTCCTGCCGGGGTTAGGTATTTGGGGTGGTTGTGGGTTTTGCAGTCGTGCGGGAGTGAGCAGCGGAAACGCATTTTTCGTATTTCGGCTGGCCGCCCCCAAACGGGGTACATGTATGGGATGGTGATGCACTGGTTGTAGTTTTCGTGGCCTGGGATGGGGTCATTGTCGATGTATCCAAGGTGGTGGTAGCGGGCTGTTTCTTCGCTGATGCCTCTTGCTGAGAGCAGGTCGAGTATGTTTTCGAGGTGGGTTTCGTAGAGGGCCGAGGCTTTCTGGATTCGGCGGCGTTCCGCAATGTTGTATGGGCGTATGCTGTCGTACATTCGGGTTTTCTTCTTCTAATCGTTGTTGTAGTTTGGCGAGTCCGCCTCCGACACCGCATGTGTGGCAGTACCAGACGCCCTTGTCGAGGTTGATACTCATGGAGGGCTGGTGGTCGTCGTGGAACGGGCAGAGGATGTGTTGCTCGTTTTTGGACGGGTTGTACCGTATCCGGTAGGTGTCGAGGAGGCGGCAGGTGTCAGAGGTGTGGGAGGAGTTCTGCGAGGGTTGATACCACATAGGCTTCACTCCAGGGTTTGTTGCGCTGTTTCATCACTACGAGTCCGATGGTGGAATTGTTTTTTTTGTTTCGGTGGGTTTCGTAGTTGCGTGCCTCCCGGCTGGCTTGTTTCACGAATTGGGCGAGGTGTGGTTGCCCGGCTTTCGCCTCGATAATGTAGGTTTTATGGCCGGTTGTGAGGATGAGGTCGCCTTCGTCTTCGCGGCCGTTGAGGTGGAGGCGTTCGATATTGTGTCCGGTGTCGCGTAGCTGGTGGAGGAGTCTTGTTTCCCATTCGGCTCCGGCCCGCCGGTTGCGTGCCTGTTGTGTCGCCATCATAGTCCTTTGTGTGTTGTGGTCATGTTCCATGGCTGTTTTTCTACCAGGGGGCCGAAGAATGTGTATTCGGGGTAGGCTCGTAGTCTTTCGTATCGGGTGCCGTCGGGGCTGGATTTGCCGGTGCGCTGTTTCAACACTGCGATGCGAGCCTCTGCCGGGATGGTGAGCCCGTTGCCGTTGTCTTCGCCACCATACAGTGAGACTCCCAATATGAGTTGTGGTTTTTCGGAGAGTCCGTTTTTGATTTCCCTCCGTGCCGGGGGGTGTTCGATGTCGGAGCCGGTTTTGTCGGTTGCGTGGTGTGTGACAATAATGGTGGAGCCAGTATCCCTGCCTAATGCTGTGATCCATTGCATGGCTTCTTGCTGTGCCTGGTAGTCACTCTCGCAGTCTTGGATGTCCATCAGGTTGTCGATAACAATGAGTGGTGGGAAAGTGTTCCACATTTCCATGTAGGCTTGCAGTTCCATGGTGATGTCGGTCCAGGTGATGGGTGACTGGAATGAGAATGTGATGTGTCCGCCGTGGTGGATGCTGTCTCGATAGTATTCTGGCCCGTAGTTGTCGATGTTTTGTTGTATTTGCTGGGTGGTGTGTTGGGTGTTGAGGGAGATGATTCGTGTGGAGGCCTCCCAGGGTGTCATGTCCCCTGATATGTAGAGGGCTGGCTGGTTGAGCATCGCTGTGATGAACATTGCTAGCCCTGATTTTTGGCTGCCGGACCGCCCCGCGATCATGACGAGATCCCCTTTGTGGATGTGCATGTCCTGGTTGCGGTAGAGGGGTTCTAGCTGGGGTATGCGGGGCAGTTCGGCTGCGGTTTGGGAGGCTCTCTCGAAGGATCTTTGGAGAGAGAGCATCGGAACCTTAATCTATCTGTCTATCGGTTGGATGATGTTTTGGTGGTCAGATGGAGTCGATGTCGATGTCAGCATCGGCGGGGGCTGTGGTGTCGTCTAGCTGGCCGTTATCGCGCTTGTCTACGTATTCGGCAACCTTATCGTAGATGGCGTCGTCCAATGGTTTGAGGATGACGGCGTTGAACCCGTTTTTGGTGCGTACGGTGGCGAGTTTGAAGGCCTGTTCCTCGCCAAGGTATGCTTCGAGTTCGCGGATCATGGAGTGTGGGCGGTCGTTGTTGCCGCGGGCTTTCTCAATAATAGCGTTGGGGATGGTTTCTGGGGTGCTGTTGTTGAGATCCTGGAGGGTGTGGAAGATGGTGACATCGGCGTAGATGCGGTCTGCGACCTGTCCACCGTAGCCTTCGGTGTTGTGTTCTACGTCGTGGACTTTGAAGGCGATGGCGGTGGCGTCCTGGTTTCGGGAGGGGTTGAAGAAGGTGCTGTTGCTGTTGTTGTTTCGGTAGTTGGCGAGTGCCATGATTGTGTTATCCTTTACTGTTGTGTCTGTTTTTGTTGTCTTATATTGGTTTATCGGGTGAGGCTGTTTCGTTTGTTCCGGAAGGCTTTGGAAACGTCACTGTTACTGGTGATGATCTTTTTGTACTGTTTTAGAAGGTCGGCTAGCTGTGCCTTGCTTGTTGCATTGTTGATTTTGTTGATGATGATGCTGTTTTCTTTGGATGCGATGTTGTTTACGTAGTCTTTGGCTGCCTGGTTGTATCGGTCTTGGAGGATGATGGATGCGCTCGCTACGAGTGTTGCTAGATCCCAGTCTTTGGACACGTCATCGTTTTTGAGTCCGCCCAATAAATCGATGATTGCTTGTTTTGTCTGCTCTGCTGTGTCTCCTCGGATGACCGCCCATGGTGCAGCATAGTCTCCACCATATTTGAGTGTGATCGTGAGTCGATCATTGTCGATCTTGTCTTTATCGGTCATTTGGTGTCCTTTTCTTTATTGTCTGTTTGGGGTGGCTGTACGGTGGTTTCTACCGGGTATCTGTACGAGTTTTTGCCGTTGACGGCCCAGCAGGCGTCTTGTACTGGGCATCCTTTACAGAGTGTTGTGACGTGTGGGACGAAGATGCCTTCGCTGATTCCTTTCATTGCTTGACTGTACATGGATGATACATGCCGGTAGGTGTTGTTGTCAAGGTCGTAAAGTTCGGTTGCTGTGCCCTGTGTCGGGGACTTGTCGTCGTTGCGGCTGGTGGCTGGCGTCCAAAACATGCCTTTTGTCACATCGTTGCCGTGTTGGTTGAGCATGTACCGGTATGTGTGCAGCTGCATACTATCAGCCGGTAGGCGTCCGGTTTTGAGGTCGAGGATGAATGTTTCGCCGGTGTCGGTGTTAGTGAATATGCGGTCAATATATCCGACTATTTTTGTGTCATCGTCGAGGATGGTTTCTACCGGGTATTCGATGCCTGGTTTACCGTCCAGGATTGCGGTGATGTATTCTGGGTGGTTGCGCCTCCATGTTTTCCAGCGGTCCACAAAGGTGGGGCCGTAAACCATCCACCAATGGTAGTCTTTCTTGTGTGGCCCGCCCGACTCGCACATGTTTTTGCATATTCTGCCGGAGGGTTTGATGTTTGTGCCTTCGGATTCGGCGAGGGCGACTTGGGTGTCGAAAATGTTTTTGAAGGATGCGAGTTTGTCTGGTAGGGCAGGGTATTCGGTGGGGTTGTACAGGTGTAGGTCGTATTGTTCGGTGATGTGGTGTATTGCGCTTCCGGCGATGGTTGCGTACCAGGTGTGGTGTTGGGCGTGGTAGCCGTGTTGGAGGCGCCATTTTTCTCCGCATTCGGCCCACTGGGTGAGTGAGCTGTAGGAGATGTGGCCTGGATGGTCAATGGTTTTCGGGTATTGTGCTAGAGGCATTACTTGTCGCTTTTGTTCCATGGGTTGCGGGTGTCTTGGCCGGCCTGGTGTTGCTGGTAGGCGAGGAGTGCGAGGCAGTGCCAGGCAGCATGGGCTAGATGCGGTAGCCCGGATTCGTGGTCGAGGTTGTTGCCTTGCTGCCATGATAGTAGGTGCCGGTAGAGGGCGTCGACACTGTGGCTCCACGGATAGCCGCCGGTCCAGTTGTTGTCGCCGTATTTGGTGGCACCGTAGCCTGCCACAGAGCCTAGGGCGTGCAAGGCTGCGGGGTCGATGAGGGATAGCCTGCAGAGTTTCAATTCTTTTCGGGCACCAGTATCAGGGTCGGTGTACATGCGGGTGGGCTCATCCATGGGGTGTGTGCTCCTTAAGTGTGGGTTACTGGTTGTTGTTGTGGGCGAGTGCTACGGCGAGAATGATGATGGCGAGGGTTTCTGCGATGAGGATGGGTGTTGTGATCATTTGGTGTCGCGGGGATGGTAGGTGAGGGTTGATGCGCCTAGCAGGATGGCTAGCGTGCAGACGGCTGTGACGGCGAGGGCTGCCTTGTGTGTGGTGCCGGTGGCGTACATCCATGTGATGATGCCGCCTTGGATCCAGGCTAGGCTTGTGAAGAACGTTTCGTAGCTGTGTAGCTCAATGTTATTGTTGGGTGTGTTCATGCTTGCTCCTGAAGAATGGTGTTGATGGTTTTATAAATGTTGTACAGGTCTGTTTCGATAGATAACAGTTGGTGGATTTCGTGGTCGAGGTCAATGTCTGGGTTGAGGGTGTTGATGCGGGAGGCGATGTCGGTGGCTGTGCGTAGTGTGCCGCCGGTGTGGTGAATAATGTGTGCCGTGTCGGCGAGTCCGGTGGTGACAGCGTAGTGGGAGAGGAGAGGCATAGCGGTCCTTGGCGGGTTACTGTTGCGGGTTGATGTTGAGGTCGGTGACGTTGGGGTGTTCTTCTGTTCCGGTGACGAGGCAGTGGACGGTGACTGGGAGTTTGGATGCGCCGGGCTGTTTCATGGTGGCGCCGTAGACGATGGAGAAGGTGTCTTTACCAATAATTTTGTGGAGTTGGAGGTCGATGTCGGGGTTGCCGTTCCAGTTGACGCCTTGTGCTGCGGCCTGTTGTTCGGCTTTGCGGTTGCAGGTGTGTGCTGCCGTGATCATGGTGAGACCTGTGGAGGTTTCTTCACCCCTTGCTTGGGCTTGCCGGTGGGTTTTGGCCTGTTCGGCTTGTAGGGAGCGGGTGGCGGCTGCCTGGCGTGCCTTCTTCTCGGCTTTGCGCTGCTGGGCGGTTTTGGGTGTCCATTCGGTGTTGGCTGTGGTTGCCTGTGGGGCGGGCTGTGATGCGAGTGGCGGATTGTCGTCTGGGGCTGGCATAAATGAGGCTGCGGCGATGATGGCGGCTGTGATGCCTGCGATGGTGTAGCCTTTTTTCTTGTTCATGGCTGTTGTCCCCTTTCCGGGGTGTTGTTCGTTGCTGACATGATTAATCATGGTGTGGGCGGTGGCCTGTGTCAAGGCTGCGCTCAACGATTGTGAGCGTTTGGTGCGTGACTAGGGGTTTTATCGGGCACACAGGGTGAGTAGATGGCCAACATTGATGCGGCTCACATTCCAGTAGAGTTGTGTGGCTTCACCTCCGGTGAGTGGCTTCCACTCGTTGTGGCTGAACACGGTGCCATCGGAGGCGATGAATGTGTCGGGGCGTAGCTTGTGGAGTTCAATCTCTACGCTCTGCCGGTAGGCTTCGGCGAGGCCCTCAAAATCCATGTGGTCGCAGGAGAGGTTTTCGAGGCGTGTCAGGTCGAAGGGTGTGGGGCAGTCGTAGCTGGCTGGGGTGTAGAGCTGGGTGAAGTGGTCGGCGATCTTTTGCATGATGATGTCCTTTTTGTTGCTGATAACGTTGTTGATGGTTTATCGGGTGGATGCGACAAGGATGGCGTCCACGTCGATTGTGTCGATCATGTCGTGGAGGTCCTCAGCCTCGACCGGGGTGAGTGGCTGCCAGCCGGGTGGTCCATACACGGCGCCGTCGAGGGTGACAGTCCACAGGGGCCGGATGAGTCGGATGGCTTCTTCGACTTTGGCACGGTACATGCGGCGCACCATATCCAGATCCATGTCGTCTGAATGGTCTCCGGTGAGGCTGTGGAGGCCGAGGGTGTCGATTTCTGTCTGCCTGTAGAGGGATGTGAAGGATGGGGTGATGAGTGTGCCATCCATGGGTGATGTTCCTTTCTGGATTGTCTGGGTTGGTTGTTGTGGTTTTTATGGTGTGAGGGTTGTGATCCATAGTCAAGGCTGCACTCAAACCTAGTGAGCGTTTCATGGAGGGTGTGTCGGGTGTGACAGATGTCACTTAAGCCTTTATGGCCTCTCTCGGCGTCTCAAATCTTCTAGGGGTAGGATTATGCAGGGTTGGCCCTGCTGATCGATTCTAGGCCCCATACAGGGCGTCTCAGGGGTATGTCTGGGTGATAGCGGGTGTGGCAGATGATCTAGCGAGTCAAGGTGCCGAACTTGGATATAAGGTCTATCATCTAGGTGTGTGAGATGTATCACACTCTCCTAGATTGGTGTGCACTCTCAAGGCCACTCTGCCGATCTGGCATGGAGGGTGTAGCCCAGAAATGCCGTTTAAAGCCTTCACACGGCGCCTAGGAGCGCCTCGCAGGGTGGGGGCTAGGTATTTATACCCCCAAGCAATTCTGATCGATTCTAGACGCCTCCAAGAGCCTGATACGCGATCCGCTATCCAGACGCAGATCACCAGCCCCTATACTGGTTAGCTAAGCCTCAACTATGTGGACAGTGTTGGATGCTAAGGGGGAAGAAGGACACGGTAAAAAGAAAGAGGGGGAGTATCAGCCTTAAGGTCTTAGCGCCTAGCACCGAGCCCCTCAAGGGCTCGGCATCAGCCCGAACAGGCACAGCCCTGAAAGGGGTACACGCCATCAGGGAAGGCTTGAGAGTACGAGGAGCCCTAGCGACGAGTACTCGAAAGCCTGAGGGAACACCCATCAGTGCTGATGAGCCTAGCGTGTTCGGAAAGGACACAGGAGTACAGTGTGAGAGCTGTCCGGGAGTGAAACTCGTTCCGGCTAGGGGTTTCAGTCTTAATCACCCTCAAAGGTTACAAGACTCTAAGAAAATTTAAGGAAAAGTTTAGGTTTAATTTTTGGACCTTTGCCACCAAAAACACCTGTTTACACCCCTCAAACCCGCCTATAGAGCCAAATCCACCAGTTTGACTCATCCCAGGTGGCATATGATAGGCTGGACAGGTAGCCAGCTGGACGCAAGGCCGAAATCCGCTGACGCGGCTTTCACCCTTACATCCATCAGTCTACCAAAGACTTAAAGACCTAAGGGCTTAGCGCTAAGGTGCTGATAGCTTAGCACCGAGCCCCTCAAGGGCTCGGCATCAGTCTTCAAGCCTTAAACACTTAAAATAACTATAAAACTTTAAGAGCTTAACACTTAAGGTTATCAATAAACATTAAAGCTTTAAAGTCTTAAAGTACATATAAAACCTTAACACCTAAGTTAAGTATAAAACCTTCAAGGCTAAGCACTTAAGGATATAAACTTCACATCAGTGTTTAATACTTAAAACCTTAAAGCTTTAAACACTTAAAGTAACTATAAGACTTTAAAAACCTTAAGTACTTAAAGTTAACCATCAGTCTTAAACTTTAATATTATAACCTATAAGTCTTAAAGCTTATAGGTATAATAATATAATATAAGTTATAAAAGTTTTAGAAGAGCTAAGAGGTTAACTTCTTTACTTCTCTTCTCTCTTTGGTTCTTTCTCTCTTCTCTTCTTTTCTTCATCAGGGGAGAAGAGGAACCTTTGGCCGTCAACGCCGATGGACTTTTCACCGTGTGTCTCGTGTACCACCGGTCGCACGCTCCCGGTTTGTACACTCCCCACACTCTGACACCCGTGTCCCTTTTAGGCTTGGCGTGTTCAGCTGAAGGCGTACGGCGTGTCACGCTAACACCCTTAACACCAGGTAAGACTTAAAGTGTATATTATATGTAGAAGACTTTAAAACCCCTAAGGTGTTCCGGCTTAGCCTGTGTCCTTCAACGCTAGGCGCCAAGCGCTAAGCCTTGAAACGCGAACACACACCCATCCTCATTTTTCTTCCGTGTTCTTCTTCTTTTGACACCGCTGGGGGGCGATGTGATCTTTCTCACACCCATGGGGGTAGTGGAGAAAACAACCACCCCACCACTAACAGAACACCCCCTCAAACGCACAAAACAGCCCCCAGAATCGACTAGCAGGGCAAGGGCAGAGTATTCATACCCCCAACGGTTCCCAGGCCGTTAGAGGGGCAAATAAGACCCGTACAGGGCTAGGTGAGGAACAGACACATCATGGCACGCACCAACCGCACCGCATCCTCCGCCCACCGGCGCTGGCGGGCACGACTCATCACCCAAGCCCAACAGCAAGGCCAAACCGAATGCCCACTCTGCGGAACCCAGATAGCCTGGGGCACACACGACCTCCCAGAATCCCCCGAAGCCGACCACATCACACCCGTCAGCCGGGGAGGACTCAACACCCTCGACAACGGGCAAATCATCTGCAGAACATGCAACAGAAGCAAAGGCAACAGAACACAACCAAACATCAAGTTCCAACAACAAACCACAAAAACGTTAATCCCATGGTGAAAAACCCGAAACCACCCAGCGGGGACACCCCCTGCACACCCGTGCAA